GGATATTTTGCAAAAATAACATTTATATGAAGTTTTTTTATCAAACGATGCTTGTATTGTCGAGTGTTTTTTTGTTTTCTTGTCATCAAATATCGGATAGGAAGTTAAGGTGTTATGAGAATCCTTTAAAAACAACGGACAGTACTGAATTGTATATAGCTGATCCTTTTATCTATAAAGCCGGTGGTTTATATTACCTGACAGGTACGACTGCATTGCCGGAAGGAGAAGGATTTGCTTATTATATTTCTTCCGACCTGATTAGGTGGAAGTATCAAGGTCTTTTGTATCGTAAACCAAAGGATCACATCGGCTGTTATGGCTTTTGGGCTCCAGAGGTGAAATATTACGAAGGGCGGTTTTATATGACTTACAGTTGTTATATGAAAGATTTGGATCGGATGCTTACTTGTCTTGCTGTCAGTGAAAAGCCGGGAGGACCGTTTATAGATCTTTATACTCCTTGGTTCGACTTGGGCTATTCTGCCATTGATGCAGACATTTTTGTTGATGATGACGGGACGCCTTATGTATATTTCAGCAAAAATGGAATGCAGGATACGTTGGCTACTGGTGAACTTTATGGGGTGAAATTAAAAAAAGACCTTTCCGGATTGATGGGGGAACCTGTTTTTATATCTGGCGCTTCGCAAACATGGGAAAAGGTTAACTGGGATAGGAACCGATGCAATGAAGGTGCTTATGTGTTTAAAAAGAATGGAAAGTATTATATGACTTATTCCGCCAATGATACCGGCTATGAGTTTTATGGAGTAGGGGTTTCTTATGCGGATAGTCCACTGGGGCCTTGGGTAAAGAGTGAGGATAATCCTCTTTTGACTACGGATCTTCCTAAAGGGGTTTCTGCACCGGGACACAATTCGATAGTAGAGGCTCCGAATGGTGATCTGTATATTGTTTATCATCGCCATGCTGATGTGCATTGCCAAAAACCGAATTGGGATAGAGTGGTCTGTATGGATCGATTATTCTTCGATGAAAAAGGTAAGTTATGTACTGATGGGCCATCTTCTTCGTTACAACAGATTTGTTGGTAACCTTAATTTAGTTTTAGTGTTATAATGAACAAAACCATTAATCCGAGGCCTTTCTCCTTTCCGGAAAAAGACATTCAATTCGATGGAGCAATCCTCTGACAAATCAACTCTTAAGAAACTACGAGCATCCTAAGTAACGATCTTTTTACTCGAAACAGAGTGGTGGTTAGCGGATTTTTATTCAAGAAAAACTGTGTTAGCAAAGTTAATATTTTATTCTTTGCTGACACAGTTTAATTTACATCCTCTTTCGTTTTGAAAATTTGTACTTTTCGTTTTGCCAATTATACTAAGTCAAAAGATATATGTAATTTCTTTTGTTTCATTTCTATTTAATTTTTAGTTCATTAGTTGATCCATCCATTCAACAGCCTCTTCAATAGAAGCGGCTTTTTTAAACTCTTTGGTAACACAATATCTCATATACTCACAACAAAGTTCCTCAGAGTCATTAAAATATATGTTATAGGCTCCGTTATCGTCCGCTCCGGTACAGGCTATCCCCAATTCCAACGCTTTTTTCACATTTTCTTTATCACGGGAAAAATAAGCATAAGTATCACCACTGCACCCCTTTAATCCCACCAATCTTATCAATGGTTCCATATTCATATTCTTTAGTAGTTATGATTCAGATAAATATTTTATCAAACTCTCTTTGTCTTTGAAAAGTCTTTTATCCCATTTGGGATAATTGTTTCTGGGTACACTAAGTCCATCTGACAGCTTATAAACCATAAAGAAATTATCATCAGCATAGGATATTTCGATGATTATTTTGCTTATAGTTGTATGGATAATGTTATCCCCGCTCAGATAGCATACGCTATCTCCTACGTTAAATTCAGTATCTATATTCATACCTTTTTTAAATAATAACTGGGTAATCTTGTTACTAACAAAAATAAAAGTTACTTTTGTAAAAAATCAATCACTTGCAAGATGAGGAGTCTTGCTGTTTTTAAACGAGGTCAAGCGTTTTTATATGATTGAATAAAGTGGATGCCAGATTGCCGTCTGCATTCACTTTTATTTAATATTGAGTTATCCAATCATTGTGATTATCGTGAATGTTGCCAAGGCGCAGGCTGCCATTTTTCACCATAAAAAATATGTCAGCCGCAGTAGGCATATTTTGCCATGACAATTGAAATTGACATAAGATACTATTCCACTCAACAACTCTAACATTCTTTCCTGTTGGGTCATTCATTATATCACCCTCGTAAATCTCCTTTCCGCTCTTGTCTTTTAGGCCAGTGTATTGACCTATAGTTGTTTTATCACACATAACTCCAGACAATTGAAAGAAGTTGTGGGTTCTAAAGTTAGAAACCACAAACATCAAAACAGCAGTTTCCCATCCTTCTTCTCCATCACCGCATTGAAAACACTTTTATAGGTTTCATATAATTCTTTCCTACTTTCCGGTTCCGACCAATCGGCAAAAGACTCTCCGGCAAAGAATTTCCAAGCAAAGATACGTTTAGCTTTTTCGGATAAGCCTAATTGATCGATTATGTTCCGGACATCCTGCATACGTTCCCGGATATATTCGGTATGATCTGGGCTGTCGTCGGGTTCGTCGATGATATTCAGCCGTCGCCAATCTACATTCTCATCTACCGGAATAGGCTTGTATTTATGCCGGTATGGAGACGTGTCCGAGGTAACGTTTAACTTTATCATTTGCAGGATATAGAAGTCAAGTTCAGTGTATTTACCCTGTTTGGCTTCCATTAATCGGGTGAGATACTCCGGGGGCTTTTGAAGCAGCATACACATTACCTCGTTCAATACGTCAATAGCTTCGTCTGTCATTCCGGCAAGTGAGCAGTGATACTTAGCGTAATCCAGCCACCTGTCGTAACGTTTTTCAATATATTTATTCAATGCCTCACTTGCCATAGTCGTCTTTATTTGATATATTTGTTGTTGATTATGAGTGGGTGGCGCTGTGAGGCGCTGCCTTTCTTTATTTAAAATATTTGTACCTTTCTTTTTCGCTAATCGAGTAACAAAATAGAATAGGCATCCTAATGATTTTAGAATAATCCATATAATAAGAAACAATTCACCTATACATATTAAGATAATAAAAGGAGCGGTTAGTAATGATGCTATGATTCTTATATCTATTTTCATGCTTATTCCTCCTCTTCGTTCGTATCAAAAAGATTGGCTACCATATCGACAATATTTGTCTGGATATTATCTTCAGCCCCCAATACGGCATTACTGATGTGCTTTTTCTCTTCGATGATCCGATAGAGCTTTTGGTCGATTGTCCGACGGCCGAGCAGGTAGTAGCAATTCACAGAGTCTTTCTGCCCGATGCGATGGGCACGGCTTTCTGCCTGATCACAATCTGCATACGTCCAAGGTAGCTCAATAAAGGCGACATCGCTGGCTGCTGTGAGCGTAATACCGGCACTGGCCGCTTTAATGGAACAGATGATAACGTCCGTCTTCGGATTCTTTTGAAAGGCATCGACAGAAGCCTGCTTCTCCTGCATATTCTGTCGTCCGGTGACGCAGACGGCGGAAGGAAAAGCTATCATCAGGCGGTCTACAATTTCATGCAGGTTACAGAACAGGATGATCTTTTTCCCATTCTCCCGAAAGTCCTTCACGAAGTCGATAACCTCTTTCAATTTACCGCGTGCAGTAATATCTTTCAGAATACCAATACGAACCATCACTTCCCCTTTCAGTGACTTTTGGATTTTTTCATCATCTGCTTCCTTGTAGCGTTTCAGGTAATCGATCAGATCGCGCTCCGCATCCATATATTCCTTGCGGTTCGTTATCTCACAGGAAACAATCTGACGCACTTTATCCGGTAGTTGGGTGAGTACTTTCGACTTTTCTCTGCGGAAGAAGCAGTGTTGCCATAGCTTATAATTTAGCTCCTTTAGATTGCTCGCTTGGTTAGGACCGGAACAGTA